ATGGCGGGTGCTGTAGATATCGGCGACCTGAACACGGTGTCCGCCCTCTATTACGTCGGTGGTGCTACGGGAGCGCCAGATGGTGAACTCTATGAGGGTTGGGTTCGCGTCTCGGTTATTACACCGGGGCAATACGCCTTTCAGGAGCTATATGGGTTTAACGACCAGACCCTATACCGCCGGGCCTTGATTGCCGGTGTTTGGGACGAATGGGAAACCGTCTGGGATACATCAAATTTTGACCCTGCCTTGTACGCAGCGCTGAGTGCTCCGGCTTTCGTCAATGGCATACAGGTTTCCGGTCACGCCAACCTCTTGAACACGGCAAACGTTGGCACTGACATATCTATCGGAGGTACGGCTTACGCGGCGGGCGTGTTGTCCTACGGCAACATTACAGCCAACGCAGGACTTTACGCCGGTGGCGGTTGTTATTCCGGCTCCGGTGTTGCCATGTTTGGCACTGATGGCAACAGTTACGGGCCAATTTGGGGCGGCTATTTAAGTAGCTGGATCGCCGCCAACTATATCGCTTACTGGAATTTGATGTCCCAAATAGCCGCGCAACCGATCGGCGGCGTGGGCACCTATGGGATGTTTATTGTTGTTAAGAATATAAACTCGGGCGCAATACCGCCGGGAACATTAGTGGAAGGGGGGTATCTGGGTTGGTCAAACGCGGGTGGCGAGAACTACGGGGCTCCCGGCGGTACTTGGATGGTATGCGGGGGCGTTTCAAATAGTTCTGCGGGAAATGTCTTTTCAACAACTATTTGTAAAAGGGTCGCTTAATGCTTGGCGAAGTTATTGAACCACACGTTATTCCTGAATTTGTTCCACCGGATATACCACCGCCACCTGAGCCACCTGCACCGTGGGTTTATGAAGTCAAAAACCTGAAGCAGTTTAAGGATGGGGCTATTGACTGTGAAGTTCTTCACGAAGTGTACGGTTGGATTCCATTTACGGCAGTTCCAGGTGATGACGCTCCGGCCACTGTAGCGGTATTCAATTATATTGAGGAATACAGCGTCGATGTTGGTGCCCTGCCAGTAAGCCCCGCAATCGCTGTCCATGCTGAACATGCTGAGCGTTCGTGGCGTGATCAAGAGCTGACAGTTGCGGACGTGGAACTGCTGAAAGCTGAGGACGGTGATCCTGCTTTTGTGAGTACGCCTGCGCAGTGGCGGCAGTACCGCGTGGACCTTCGCAACTGGCCCCAGTCGCCAGACTTTCCGGATTCCACCCTGCGTCCAGTGAGGCCGACCGCTTAACGATTACATGGCCGGATAAACCGGATCAGCAGACCCCCTGACGCCCCGCATTGCCGGGGCGTTTCCTTTTCCATTACGCGTCACGTCCCTCATAGCCTCGCTTAAGCGGGGCTTTTTCGTTTTGGAGTATCACTCAATGAGTTTCTTTCACGGCGTCACCGTGACCCTGGTGGACACCGGGGCACGCCACATCGCCACCCCGTCCGCGTCGATCATCGGCCTGTGCAACACCTTCACCGTGGGCCCGCCGGCCACTGCCGCTGCCAATGAATTGCTGCTGATCACCCGCGAAAGCGAAGCGGTCGCCGCCTGGGGCCCGGACGCGGCGATCACCCAGGACTGCAAGGCCATTTTCAAGCGGTCGAAGGCGGTGATTGTCGCCGTCGGTGTGCCGCTGCTGGACGACCCGGCGGAGCAGCTTTCCGCGATCATCGGCGGAGTCTGGGCCGACGGCACCCGGACCGGCATGCAGGCGTTGCTCAACGGCAAAAGCAAGTTCAACGCCCAGCCACGGTTGTTGGTGACTCCGGGGTACTCGTCGACGCTGGCGGTGGCCACCGAGCTGGTGGCTCTGGGCGACAAGATGCGGGCCATGGCCATCATCGACGGGCCGAACACCACCGACGAAGCCGCGATCGCCTATGCCGGCAACTTCGGCAGCAAACACGCCTACATGGTCGATCCGGGTGTGCAGTTCTGGGACACCGGGACCAGTGCCACGGTCAACGCGCCGGCCTCGGCCTGGACCGCCGGCCTGTTTGCCTGGACCGATGCCACGTACGGTTTCTGGGCCTCGCCATCGAACAAGGAGTTTGTCGGCATTACCGGCACCACGCGGCCGATCGAGTTTCTCGATGGCGATCCGTCCTGCCGCGCCAACGTGCTGAACAACGCCAACATCACCACGATCATTCGGGATGACGGGTATCGCCTGTGGGGCAACCGCACGCTGTCCAGCGATGCGAAATGGAAGTTCGTCACCCGCGTGCGCACGCTGGACATCGTCATGGACGCCATCCTGTACGCGCACAAGTGGGCGGTCGATCGCTCGATCACCGCCACCTACGTCAAGGACGTGACCGAAGGCCTGCAGGCGTTTATGCGCGACCTGAAGAATCAGGGGGCGATCATCAACTTCGAGGTGTATGCCGACGAAGAGCTGAACACTTCCAGCGAACTCAGCGACGGCAAGGTGTACTGGAACATTCGTTTCACCGACGTACCGCCGGCCGAAAACCCGAATTTCCGCGTGGAGGTGACCGATCAGTGGATCACTGAAGTGCTGGATACCGCCGCCTAAGGAGGCCGCTTTATGATTCCTGAAGTGCTCTACAACACCAACCTGTTCGTTGACGGTATCAGCCTGCAAGGCGACGTACCGAGCCTGACCCTGCCCAAGCTGACCCTCAAAACCGACGAGTACCGCGCGGGCGGCATGGACGCGGCGGTCGAACTCGACATGGGGATGGAAAAGCTGGAAGCCAGCTTTCTCACCAACGGCGTGCGCCGCGAGGTGCTGAAGTTCTTCGGCCAGTCCGACCTGACCGGCTTCAACGCCTCGTTCCGGGGGGCCTTCAAGGGCCAGAAAGGTGCGATCAAGTCGGTGGTCGCCACCCTGCGTGGCAGCCTCAAGGAAGTCGATCCGGGGGACTGGAAGCCGGGCGAAAAAGGCGAGTTCAAGTACGCCGTCGCGGTGACCTATTACAAGCTGGAAATCGACGGCAGCGTGATGTTTGAAATCGATCCCCTCAACTCGATCCGCGTTATCGACGGCGTTGATCAACTGGCCGCCGTGCGGTCTGCCCTGGGCATATAAGGAGCAACACCATGAGCAACGCAAAAGACAATGTCCTGCCGAAATGGCTGCAACTGGGTGATGGCATTGCCACCGTCATGTTATCCAAAGCGAGCGAGGCCAACGGCATCAAGGTCGACAAGCTGACCCTGCGTGAACCGACGGTGCGCGAGATGCGCGCCGCCACCTTGCAGGGCGGTACTAATGAAGAAGAGCAGGAGATGGTCTTGTTCTGCAGCCTGGCGAGCATCGGCCGTGGCGATCTGGAGGGGCTGCTGATGCGGGATTACCGTCGTCTGCAGACCGCCTATTTTCGTCTGGGAGCAGACGACGGGGTTTAACCCCCGACTGCAAAAGGCCCTGGCCAAACGCTTGGCCGTCGAGCTGAATTTTTCGGCGGCCGAGATTCAGGGCTTGTCGTTTTCCGAGATGGTCTGGTGGCTCACGGACTGAGCCAAATTTCCGCTCCTACAGGTAATTCCCGCTCTCACAGGTAATCCCCATGGCGAACAAACTCTCCCTCGGGCTGGTGATTGGCGGCGCCGTCGATTCTTCACTCGGCGCCGCCTTCAAGAACGTCAGCGGCGAAATGAAAAAGCTCGAGGCGCAAACCATGCGCGCCAAGGGTTTGCAGAAAGTCATCGGCGAGACCATGCGTCTGCGCGATGAATGGAAAAAAGCCCATGACAGTGGCGCAGCCAATGCCGGCGCCTTGCTGAAGAAGCTGGAAGCCAATAACAGTAGCCTTAGAAAGCAGGGGATTGAGGTCGGTCGCCTGAGTAAAGAATACCTGGCGCTGGGCAAGGTGGTGCGCAGCGCGGAGTTCAAGGCCAAAGGGATGGGCCAGGTGCAGGACGGGCAGGAAAGCCTGCGTAGTGGGTTCGGTACGGCGGTGGCCGGTACCACGCTGGCGGCCGTACCGACCAAAATCAGTGCGGACTTTCAGGCGATCATTCGCGACATTGCGATCAAGTCCGGCACCGCTAACACCCAGCAGGAAGTGAACACCGCCCGGGATATCGTCCAGACCTCAAAGGATACCGGCATGGCCAACACTCAGGTGGCCGAGCTGGTGAACCAACTGGTCGGTGGCGGCATGGAGCTGACCGAAGCGCTGAAATATGCACCGGTGGCCGCCAAGTTTGCGATCGGGCAGGGGGCGTCGGGCGCCGATACGGCGAAGATGATTCTGGCGATGCAGAACAACGCCAAGATCACCGACCCCAAGAAAATGGAACAGGCCTTGGCGTCGGTGGCCCTGCTGGGCCAGCAAGGCAGCTTCGAGGCAGCCGACATGGCCAAGTGGTTTCCGGAACTGTTGGCGCAGATGGCCAGCACCGGCATCACCGGCCAGGAGGCGGTCACGCAACTGGGAGCGATGCTGCAAGTGCAGATCAAGAGCGCGGGCAGTGCGGATGAGGCGGCGAACAACCTGAAAAACTGGGTCGCGAAAATCGGTTCGGAGGAAACCGTTAAAGGGTATGCCGATGCCGGGATTGACTATCAGGGCTCGATGAACGCCGCCATTGGCAAGGGCATGTCGACCTTCGAGGCCAGCTTCGAACTGGCACGCCGCTATGTGGAAAAGACCGACCCGAAAAAGGCCAAACAGCTAAGTCAGGGACTGACACAGATTGACAATGAAACCGACCCGGCCAAGGCGCAAGCGATGGCCGATGCCTTGGCCGCCACGTTGCGTACCGGCGATCTGTTTGCCGACATGCAGGTCAAGACGGCCCTGATGGCGTACACCCAGAACAAAAAATTCTACGCGGAGCTGAAAAAAGGCGCCTCGGACCCCAACGGCCCGCGCAAGGACATTCTCGACAAGAACCTGAACGAACGTCGCGAGAGCTCGTCGCAACGCTGGGCCGAAACCGGTCAGGCGTTCAACGATTCGCTGCGGGCCATCGGGGATGCCCTGCGTCCGGCGACGGATGCGCTGGCCACCGGCATCGGCGCGGCTTCTCGTGGCTTGACCGCCTTGTCCGAGGAAACGCCCAAGGCGGTGCTGGGCCTGGCGGCACTCACTGCCGGAGCGCTTGTCCTGGGCAAAGCCTGGGCCGCGCTGAAGATCGGTCGGGGCCTGGTGAACATCGCGCGCGGTTCGGCCGGCGACCGCTCCAACATCGTCCAGCGGGTGTTCGTGACCAACGCGAATGACGGCGATGACGACGGGCTGGATCACGGCAACGAAGGGAAGGGCGGAAAGGGCGGAAAGGGCAAAGGCCCTGCAAGTCGGCCGTCCCGTGGCATGAAAGTGGGCGGGTCGCTGGCGGTGGCCGATGCCGGCTTCCAGGTGGTGGACACTTACCTCAACGCCACCACCCGTGATGAAAAGGCCGAAGGCTACGGCGAGGCGGCGGGCGGGCTGGCTGGTGGTTTGGCCGGTGCAGCAGCCGGTGCGGCCATCGGTTCGGTCATCCCGCTGATTGGCACCGCGATTGGCGGAGTGATCGGCGGCATGCTCGGCGCGTGGGGCGGCGGTGAGCTGGGCGCGACCATGGGCAAGGCGTTATTTGGCGGGCCGGACACGCCGACCAAAGCGCCGCTCGGCCTCTTTCCCATGCCCGCCGGCCAAGGGGTGGGCGCGGTCGTGCGCTCGATGGAAAACGCCCCCGTCGCGCCGGTGACGGCAGCGGCGTTGATGGCGACCACGGCGCCAAAAACACCCGAATGGCCGAAGGTCGATCAGCAATTCACCTTTGCCCCGGCCCCGGTCATTACCGTGCAGGGCGATGTGAAAGATCCGGCGCAGTTGGCGCAGGCGCTGATGCCACACCTGCAGCGCCAGTTTGAAGACTTTGCCCGGAAGGTGCAGGACCGCCAGTTGTTTGATGCGCCCCACGTGGGCTAAGGAAATGTGATGACGGATGAAAAGACCTACCTGCAACACTTGCAGGGCGGGCTGAAGGACATGGTCGACGCCGGTGAAGCTGGTCGCACTGATCTCGAGTCGATGACCGGGCCCATGAATGGCGCGCTCAATGAAATCAGCGGGGCGGCGGATGCGCTGGAAGGCTTGCCCTTTATCAGCGAGGACCTCAGCGACAAGACCCGGCGTCTGCAAAGTGCAATCAACTCGGCGCAGGCCAAGATCGGCAAAGTGGCCAGCTTCTACAATCAGACCCAGCGCGCTCTGGTCGGATTTGATGAGCATTTTTCCGCGCTGACCGAACAGATTGGCCGCTTTGGCGCGGCGTTCAACAAGGTCGCCGGCAAGGCCAATGCCGCGCTGGGCAACATCCTGCCCACGGAATGGTTTGCTGGCGACATGACGCCGATAGCCGACGCGGTGAAGCCGTTCCCGCACCTGCTGATTCTCTACCCGCTGAAGGCCAATGAGCGGCCGTATTACTTCAACCTGGACACCGCGGCGTTTGACGAACTGCGACGGCAGACCACGTTTCGCTGGGCCGCGCAGGAACGCCTGACCCGGCGCCCGGCGCAACAGGCGGTGGGTCTGGGCGAGGAGAAAATCACCATCAAGGGCGCGATCTACCCAAGCTACAAAGGCGGCTTGAAGCAACTGGATAGGCTGCGCAGCATCGGCGCCAAGTTGCTGCCGCTGAACCTGACCACCGGGTATGGCGAGGTGCTGGGCAACTGGTGCTTGACCAACATCGACGAGGAGCAAAGCGCCTTGCTGCCTGGCGCCATTCCGCGCAAACAAGGCTTTTCATTGGAGTTTGTCCGTTATGGCGATGACCTGCAGAACGGCTGACGGGGATCTGCTCGACACCCTATGCCACCAGTATTACGGCCACTTGAACCGCAGCGTCGAGGCGGTGCTGGCCGCCAATCAGGGCCTGGCCGATGAGCCACAACCATTCCGGGCCGGCCTGCTGATCACGCTGCCGGAGCTGGTGATCGAGCCCGACAGTGTGATTTCACTGTGGGACTGACCCCGTTACCCGGCCCGCCCAGTGCGGGCTTTTTCTTGTCTGGGATACCACTATGCAACCGCTTTTTCGTATCGTCGCCGACGGCGCCGACATCAGCACCCTGATCAATGATCGGCTGGTGTCGCTGCAACTGACCGACCGCCCCGGCATGGCCTCGGATTCGTTCGAACTGCGCATCGATGACCGCGACGGAGCGGTGTCGCTGCCCATCCGTGGCGCAAGCATCGAGGTTTACCTGGGCTACGCCGGCGCCGACCTGACCCGAATGGGCCGCTACACCGTGGATGAAGTCGCTGTCTCCGGCCCACCGGACACGCTGGTGATCAGCGGCAAGGCCAGTGACATGCGCGGCAGCGGCAAAACCACCCGCAGTGGCAGCTGGGAAGATGTCAGCCTGGCGCAGATTGTCGGTGACGTGGCGGCGCGCAATGGCTGGCAGCCGTCGTGCCCGGTCGACACCTGGGTGCCGCGCATGGACCAGCTCAATGAATCCGACTTCAACTTCATCACCCACGTGGCCAAAAAACACGACTGCACCGCCAAGGTGGCCGATGGCAAGCTGCTGGTTTTGCCGCGTCAGGGCGGACAGAGTGCCAGTGGCCGGGCCTTGGGAGTGATCACCTTGCAACGCAATGACGTGACCCGCTGGCAGTTTCGCTTGAGCGACCGCAGCGCCCATCAAGGGGTCAGCACCCAGTACCAGGACCCGGCCAGCGGGGAATTGTTGGTCTCGCACCTGGACAATCCCAACGTGCCCGAGGGCCTGCCGCCGGTGCATACCGATCGCCATCTCTACCCGGACAAAACCGCTGCCGATGAAGCGGCGAAGGCCCGCCTGGCCGCGTTCAACCGATCCACCGCCTCGGTGCGCCTCGACTTGCCGGGCCGGACCGACCTGTTTGCCGAAATCATGATCAAGGCGCAAGGCTTCAAGCGCGGGTTGGACGGCGATTACCTGGTGGAGTCGGTGGATCACACCTTCACCCCGTCCGGCTGGACGGTATCGGTCGAGTGCAATGGCGGCAAGGAGGGCAAGGCCAAGGCCTCCAGCAAGCCGCAGCAAGTCGTGCTTGAAGTGGCGGATTGATTGCCTCAGCGCATACTCAACGAGTTATCGGAATCACCGACGCCGGTGACTAAAGACTGATTGTGCTGGCTGCGTGCCAGTCTTATGTCAGAGCTGTGGCGCGCCGACCTACATTAGCGGTCGCTAAAATTAGCATGCTCGATACGAACACTATAAATCGCGCGCTTTGGCGTACCGGCAAGAGGGACGGCGAGCCTGGAGGCTCCCACACACGGCCGCCCATAACCCATGAAGGGTGCAGCCATGCTTCGGGCACAAAAAAACCGCTCATAGCAGCGGTTGTGTGTCCGCCTCTTAAACCGGGAAGCCAATCCAGTGCCGCAGGATTTACTGCGACGAGGGAGCGTTTTCTCGACAGAGGCGGTGTGTCAACAATGTTTTCCGTTTGAAGAATTGAAATGTAGATCCGTATGGAAAGGGCCTATTCAACAACCTTTTCCGAATACTCCATTTCCTTAAACTAGTAAGCTCAGCTTTTCTTCAGCCTTCACGCCTTTGCGATAGACCTCATACACGATCACGTCAACGTTTAGATCGCCCAGATACTTCTCTATCAGTGGTTTGACGTCGCTCCAGTCCAGGGCGCCAACTCCGGTCGCCAAACGTGGCAACGCCACGCTTCTGATATTTTCACTGGCAATGTATTTGGCTAGCCCGCGCAACGCGTGGCCAACGTTCGTCAGGCTCGCCTTGCCAGGTTTGGCGGCATGCCCCGAATGCAAGGAGTCTTGGGTCAGCAAGTTGACGATGCTGCGCACGCCACCATTTTCATCAACTCCGGCCCAGCACCAGATCTCACCCGGCTTGTGGGCCTCGCCATGAGCTGCATGTCGATAATCCGCCACCAATGATGGCCAACGCTCACGCAAGGCCAATGCCAATCCAGTATCGAACGGATCTTGTGGCGCAATACCATGGGCAATTACCTGGGCTCTGCTCAGTAAAATATCGCCTTCAACTTCACGGATCAT